TATTCTGGACAGACACGGCAAATATCGCAGCGTGGACAATGGACATACCTAGTGTTCACGAAGATACCGAGAACGGCAAGTGGCAGAAGTTCCCCGCCGCCCCGATGGTGGAGTACATGCACAAGATGGCAGGCAGTGTCCGTCCGATGGTTACAATTGTGCCGTTAAAAAATTACCCGTTCAATCATGCGAAGTCTAACATTGCGTGGATTGAGGCAACCTTAGCGGGAGGCGTGGCAGTCGTTCCCGATTGGCACGAATGGCAAAACAAGGGGACGCTAAGGTATAAGAACCGCAAGGAGTTCAAAGAGCAGGTCATGAAGGTGCTGATGGGCAAGGTGAATGTTGAGAAGATGAACGCTGAAAGTATGAAGGAGATTGAGATCAAATACAATTTGGACATTAACAACCAGAAGCGCAAAGAGATTTGGGAGCAATGGGTGTAGTATTGTAGCTGTAAATTTTAAAGCCCTTGCATAATTGCAGGGGCTTTTGTATTTTGGAACGCTGTGTCTATGGTGCGTTTTAATGCACTATAGACGTTGTTACCTGCTGTAAGGGTTTAACGCATTGTATAAAGTGCGTTTTAATGCACTATACGGAAACTGATATGAAATGTAGTGGGAGCAATGCACTGAGCTTTAAAAATGCGGCAGGCGTACGACTGAATGTTAGGTGCTTATCAGAATACCGCTGACCCACTATATTTTATATCTATTGTTATGCTTCGTATCTGTTTAGTCAGGTTAAACCTTGACTTTATGATACAAAACGTAAGGGAATACCCTGACAATATGAAGCATAACGGGTTGTGTAAGATTAGTAGCACAACCACAAATATTGATTAATTGTACAAAGGCTATATGTGCTATTAATTTTACACTTTGTTATAGCCAGTTAATTTTATAATCATGTACGAACAGATTAAAACAAAAGAAAATTACGACAAATTACTTGCAAGTGGAATGTTTTGGGAATTTCATCCTGAACTAACAGGCAATTGGGAAGTTGACAAGGAAGTTATATTAGCTGATTCTTAATTGGCTATAACAAGTGGCTAAACGCAATGTATAATACACTAGCCATTCACCATCCGAACCATATTGAACACCCGTTCCCGCACATCTTCAGCGATGCCTTCCTGTGCGATCCGCACAAGGTCGGGCAGGATAGCATCTAACGTCTTTTCCAGCGGCTGCATATTGCCCTTTGCAGGGCTATTTCTAGTCGGCACACCTTCGGCGGCTATCTTCTTGCTGATTGCCCATGCGAGGGAAACACGGTTGCCATCGTTGGGGCTAATGCCTTTGTCAATCGTCCATTGCAGGATGACATCCACAGGCGGCAATGCACCCGCTGCCCGTCCGTTCTCAGTGTAAAAGTAGGTTTCCAACCCCCACAGGCGTATCTCATTCCCGCTATAATCGTATCGAAGCGAATCGCTGGTAGCCTGCGATGCGTTGCGCCCTGTCCGTGCGAGCGTTGCCCTTAGTGAATCTACAAGTGTTTGCCCTACTTTGTCCTGCCATGCCATGAAAATATAACGGTTTGGAAGTTTGGAAAGTTTCAGGGGCTTTTGTATTTTGGGGCAAAATCTAAGAACTATGAACTATCAAGAATTTTTACAAGCTAAACAAAAGGCACACATTGAATCGGGCTTTGAAGTTAATCAAACAGATCTTAATAAAAACCTATTCCCATTTCAAAAGCACATAGTCACGACAGCATTAAAGGCTGGTAAGTATGCAATATTTGCCGATTGTGGACTAGGTAAAACGCTAATGCAATTAGCTTGGGCTAAGCAAGTAAGCGAGTACACAGGCAAACCCGTATTAATATTAGCACCATTAGCTGTTTCTAGTCAGACGATTAGAGAGGGTGTGAAGTTTGGTATTGATGTTTCTAAATATGACTGTATAAAAGCTGATGGCATCGTTATATCAAACTATGAGCAGCTTGAAAATATTGATTGTAGTCAATTTTCAGGCGTTGTTCTTGACGAAAGCAGCATACTTAAAAACTTCACAGGTAAAACCAAAGAGCGCATACTTGAATCGTTTACAAATACACCGTATAAGCTAGCCTGCACAGCTACGCCATCACCTAATGATGCTATGGAATTAGGAAACCATAGCGAGTTTCTAGGGTACATGGGTAGAAATGAGATGCTTGCTATGTACTTTGTGCATGACGGTGGCAACACTTCTAAATGGAGATTGAAAGGTCATGCCATTGATAGCTTTTATGCTTGGGTTAGGACATGGGCAGTAATGCTATCTAATCCGTGCGATATAGGCTTTGAAATGGATGGGTATAATTTACCATCATTGAATTTTGTAGATCATCAAATAAAGACCCCTAAAAAAGATAACGGTGCATTGTTTAATGATGTGGCTGTTAATGCTACTAACTTCAATCAAGAACTTAGATCAACAATAGAGCAGCGACTAGGCAAAGCTGCCGAAATTGCAAACAGTACAGACGGTCAAGTTATTATTTGGATTAAGCAAAACCAGGAAGGTGAATATCTAAGAAAGCTAATACCCGATGCGGTTGAAGTTAAAGGTAGTGATAGCCCTGAATTAAAAGAATCTAGGCTGCTAGGATTTGCTGATAATGATTTTCGTGTACTTATAACAAAAGCTAAGATTGCGCAGTTTGGATTGAATTACCAGAACTGCCAAACACAAATATTTGCATCATTGGATTTTAGCTTTGAGGGATTGTATCAAGCAGTTAGAAGGAGCTACCGATTTGGGCAGGATAAGGATGTGACTATACACATGATAACTACGGACACGATGCAGAATGTAGTTAAGTCAATTCAGGATAAACAAAAACAATTTGAAACCATGCAACATAAAATGACTAAAGCAATGAATGCAATATCAAAGAAATACACAGAGGGCGTAATAAAGGAAGTTGAGAAAGGTGATGACTTTGCCGTATATCGTGGCGATTGCGTGCAGGTAATCAAAGAACTAGAAGATGAATCAGTAGGATTTAGCATTTTTAGCCCGCCATTTGCAGAGCTTTACACATATTCTAGCCATGTGGAGGATATGGGCAATTCAAAGGACTACAATGAGTTTCTTATTCAGTTTGGATTTTTAGTAAAGGAACTGTTCAGAATTACAGAGCAAGGGCGTAATGTTGCTGTCCATTGTATGGACTTGCCAATTCAGAAAGGTAAGGAGGGATTTATTGGATTAAGGGATTTCAGCGGAATGATACTAAAGGCATTTGAAGATGCTGGGTTTATTTACCATAGCCGTGTAACTATTTGGAAAGATCCTGTAGTTGAAATGCAACGAACTAAGGCGTTGGGTTTATTGCACAAGCAGTTGAAGAAGGATAGTACAATGAGCAGGGTTGGAATACCAGACTATCTGCTTATATTCAGAAAGGATGGTGAAAGGAATAACCCTGTAAGGAATGAAGATGTGCCTGTTGATTTGTGGCAAAAGTGGGCTAGTCCTGTTTGGATGGATATTAATTATTCAAACACGCTACAATACACAAGCGCACGAGATCAGAAAGACGAAAAGCATATTTGCCCGCTTCAGTTAGATACTGTTGAGCGAGCTATAAACCTTTACACCAATAAAGGCGATACGGTGTTTACGCCATTTATGGGTATTGGTACAGAGGTTTACCAGGCATTGAAGATGGGTAGAAAGGGTATTGGTATTGAGTTAAAAGAAAGCTACTATGAGCAAGCTGTTAAAAACTGTCAATCTGCCGAGGTAGCTAAGTCACAAAAAGCACTATTCTAACCATTCACCATCCGCACCAAAGAAACTGTTTAGCCCGTTCTTTTGTTTCTAAAGTGTGATAGAACAATCGTTTAAAGTCAGTCCGCTGTTTGAAGCGAATTACAGCAGTAACCGTCCTATGGTGATAAATCAGGGTGGAACCAGCTCAGGCAAAACTTACAGTATCATTCAAGTTCTTTGCGCTATCCTAGCCAGCGAACCTAACAAGGTGGCAACCGTAGTAGGTAGGGATTTGCCCAACCTAAAGGTCGGGGCAATCCGTGACTTTAAAGAAATATGGAACAACACGCCATACTTTGATGCTGTAATTACAAGGTACAACGGCACGGATAACATTGC